CAGACCGCCGGGTACGTCTTATAGTCAATCCCCAATTTGGCCAAGAGCCTGGTGGCTGCAGCCGCCCGGTCATGCCCTTGTTCAGGATGGCCGGGTTGGGGAGGGTCGAGTTCAATCCACACGCGGTTGCTCGCACACGTAGTAGTCGTGTTCATACTTTCTCACTTTCTAAATGTTAAAGAACAGTTGTCAACTTTTCCAGCTGACAATTAAATTATACTCTATAACATGTCAACTGTCAACCTGTCAAGTACTTATTTTCTAGGGGTTTACCCTTAGTTGGCTGTGGGTTTATACAGTTAAATGGGGCGAGGACCACGGACCGGGGGCAAATTACGTGTTTTAGTTAGACTTTTTTTGACTAACGATGTTTTTTTTATTTTTTTTGTGAGATTAGACGTAATAGATGTAATGGTGTAATAGTTGAATGAAATCAATAGGTTATGAGAACACGTTACATTACACATAGTCAATGGATGTAATTTACATAAAATGCGCGCGGACTGACTTTTTGAAAAAAATAAAACATACATTGGTCTAAAAAAGTCTATATAAAACCCTGAATTTGACCTTAAAAGGCCCTGTAGTTGCGTTGGATGTGGATTTGTTGCACAATGTAGGCATGAACATTGAAAAGAACATCCCCCTGCCCGGTGGCGTCGACCCCCGCGAACGCTATCCATTCCCCGATATGGCCATTGGCGACAGTTTTATGATTTTGGACGCCACATGGATCAAGAACTTGCGCAGCGCTGCCTACATGTACTCGCGTAGGCATCCCGGCACGCGTTTTACCTGTCGACGCCATGGCGAAGGCTGGCGCTTGTGGCGGGTGGCCTGATGCCCCGGAAAGGAACGTCTAAGGACGAGAAGTTTTTGGCCGGCAAAAGTTTAGGCGGAAGGCCTGCTGTTGTCGAGGCCAGGGTGACCGCACCGGTCAAGCCCCACAAACCGAAGGTCCTGACACCTCAGGAATGGAAGTTCGTCGAAGAGTTTTGTGCTGGCGATGGCCATGTGACCCTAAAAGAAGCGGTCGTGCGCGCTGGTTATGGCGAGGCCTGGGCAAAGAACAGAGCACGCGAGCTGACTGACCCGGAAAAGAATCCGCACATCGTGGCAGCGATCCAGGAGCGAAGGCGCGAGCTGGGCGAAAAGTACGGCACCACGTTTGAGCGGCACATGCGCGACCTGCAAGTCATTCGCGACCAGGCACTACAAGCTGGCGCGTATGGCGCAGCCGTCCAGGCTGAATACCGAAGGGGCCAGGCCCTGGGTTCGATTTACATCGACCGCAAAGAAATCCGTCACGGCACGATCGACAGCATGAGCAAAGAAGAGGTCGTGAAAAAGCTGGAAGAAATCAAACGCTTGTATGGCGGCAACGCTGGGCCGATCGTCGACGTGACGCCGAAGCAGATCGAGGAAGAACCTGAAGAGGAAGAGGACGATGGCAGCGAAACCGGAAGCGAACCTGTACAAGCGGTTGAAAGAAAACCTCCCAAACTGCCATTTCACCCGGATTGAATCCAGGGTCAACCTGGGCATTCCGGACTGCCTGATTGCATTCCCGCATGGCCTGTTTGTGATGGTCGAGCTGAAGGTGGTCAAACGTGGCCGCAAAGTCAATCTGTCCCCGCACCAGGTCGCCTTTCACGTTAAGCACGCCGACCTGCGCTGCCCGACTTACATCATGGTGCAATATCAACCGGCCGGAACGACGCACGCGAGCAAGTCCGAGCTGCTGCTGTTTTGTGGCGAGCAAGCAATCGACCTGGCGAACCTGGGCGTCGACACCCCTGCGCTGGCCCGGTGGCCATGGACCGGCGTGTCATGGCCTGAACTTAGAAAACATTTAGTTGAGTGTTGACTTGTATGTAAAAGTTGTGCTAGAGTTACAAACACCTGGATGTCCCAGGTACAAACAGAAAGAGAGAAATCATGAAGACATCAGAACTGACCGGTACTGCGCTTAATTGGGCCGTTGCAATTTGTGAGGGCTACAATCCCAAAGATTTTTGCCTTCACGATAAACATTTTAGGGACGAGGAGGATGTTTGGTTTTCCCCCTCAGATGATTGGGCGCAAGGTGGCCCGATCATTGAGCGGGAAAAAATAGAGCTTATTCCTAATGGCGAAGAATGGGACGCTATGCAAGCTGACCAACATATTCCCAACGAAGGCCCTACCCCTTTGATTGCCGCCATGCGGTGCTATGTCGCCGGCAAACTTGGCGATGATGTCGAGTTACCAATGGAGCTGACAAAATGAACCAAACCTTTTACTTGCGTTTTTACAATCACCCAGGAAACTATCACGACCGCTTTGTTTGGATCGTGCCCGACCGGGCCGCCCTGGACGCCGACATCATGAGCTACTTGGACGATATGCGAGGGTCGCGCCTGGAGGTCGTGCGCTTTTTGTGCAACACCTCGGATGAGCCCGCTGGTTTTGACCTTTGATCTATGCGAAGGCGGGACCGAAAACGCCTGGAAGAGGCGCGCCTACAGCAACAAAGAGCACCGCCGGACCCTGAACAAAAACAAGCACAGACCAACCGTTTATTGTGCCGGTTGCTGGGCTTTTATTTGTTCCATAAAATATTTGGTGGTGACAGTTGACAAGTTGATAAAAGTAGATTTAGAATGCAATCAGGCCGAGCACTTCGCGACGCCGTAACCCTAGAAAGAGAGAAAGAAAATGGACTTCAACACACTTATGCAAGCCCTTGTAAAAGACCTCGCCGAGCAGTTGCGCCCCATGGTGCGCGATATGGCCCGCTTCGAGATGACTGACATGGCGCCGCAGATACTGATCGCGACCGACGCCGACCTGGCCGACCTGGCCGGGCGCATTAGCCTGGCCGACCTGGCCGGGCACATTAGCCTGGCCGACCTGGCCGGGCACATCGACGTGTCGACCTTGGCGGGCGAGCTGACTGATGGCCAACTGAACGACATCGCCGGCGACATCGACCTAGAAGACTTGGCGAGCGAACTTGATCCCGAAAAAGTTATGGCTAATATTGACATGGATGAAGTGATCCGGGACTTTTTTATGAATAACACTTTTTCAATTCGCGCATAAGGGGGCCATCATGCAACGCGATACAAACACTAAATTTATTGTGCGCATGATGGACCAGGCCAGCACCGGCCCGCTCATGCAAGCTTTTATTTTGGAGGCCGTGCGCAATTACGCGGCCGAGATACTGGCTACCGAGACGCCGACAAAAACCGGTTTTATCTCATGGGCCGCTTGGCAAGCGTGCGCGGCCGAGGCCGACCAGGCGCTGGCCGACCGTCGGACCTGATACCTCCCGCCCGCTTTCTTACCCGGCCACCGTGCCGGGTTTTTTTTGCCCAGGGGGTTGACTTGTTGATTTGTTGCACTAAAATATTTTCAGGCCAGGCAGCCGCCCGGCCATCAGAAAGAAAGAAAGAAAGCGAGAAAATTATGTGCCTTACAAAGCTCCAGCGCGCCGCCTTAAAGCGGGTTTATTTCCGTGATAACCAGGGACTGACTTATTTGGCCTTTCGCCGTGGCGTGGTGCCCGGGCCTGATTGCATCCTGGTCAAGTGGTGCAATATGTGGCTAGGGATTGAGACCGACGGCTACACCCACTCCTAATTCAGAAAGCGAGAAAAACATGTTAAAAACCGTTAAGCATTCGGCCAATAAAAAAACCGGCCCGATCGCCGTCACATACCGCGCCGGCGGCCACAATGTTTTTGCCACCTGCCCGAAAACTTGCGCATTGAACCCCCAGGGCGAGCACGCCGCCGACCTGGTCGACCTGGATTATTTGCACGCTGTTCGCCGTGCTGTGCCGCGTAATGGCCAGGCCTGGACTTATTCGCATTTCCCGGCCGAGCTGCTGCCCGCGCCCGCGCCTGGTGAAACCGTAATAAATGCCAGCTGCGACACAATCCCCCAGGCCCTGGCTGCCGTGGCTGCCGGCCGCCCGGCCGTGGTGGCTGCACCATCGGGCACCGTTTGGCCGTACACCGTCGACGGCGTGCGCTTTGTTCAATGCCCGGCCGAGCTGGCCGAAAATTTCAGCTGCGACCAATGTGGCGGCGGCCGCCCACTATGCGCACGTGGTGAGCGCGATTATGTGGTTGTGTTTGTTGC